GGCTGTTTCGCCGTTCTCGTTCTCGATCTCCTGCATGGCCAATAGGCGTAGGCGTTCATCTTTATCGTAGGTAGCCCGTAGCGCAGCTGCTATCTGGATCTTATTAAGATCAAATGCGGCGGCTGCCTTAGATAGTGCAGCCTTAGCCTTTTCTAATAATAAGCGTTTCTTTTCTGCAGCTTCTTGTTTCTTGGCACTATCTAATTGCTTATTTTGTAGTGCGGCTAATAGTTTGGCGCGCTTGGCTGCATCTGCTTCTAACTTAGCTAGGCGTTTAGCCTGTTCCTCTTTAGATATTTCTAATGCTGATTTAGGCTCAGGTTTAGGTTTAGGCGTGAGTTTTACACCAGCCTGCGCACCTGCAAAACCTAAAAATATACTTTTAGGTAGATTCTTTAAGTTTTTAATTAGCGTAGGAATAGCACCAACTGCACCACCTGTAGCCCGTGTAACGTTAGCAATAGCAGTAGCAATTTTTTCAATAACATAAGCAGCATCACTTGCTTCACTACCACCACCGACAGCAGCAAAAGCATCTACCAAGCCGCCGCCAATAATCTCGGATGCGTTACTTGTTGCCACTCCTAATACATCCATGCTGTAGGCCGTAGTACCTAAGTAATCATTAGCTGCACCTGCAGATTGCTTTAGTAAAGTGCCTAGGATTTCATTAAATGACTTGGTGCTTAACTCTGATTTGGTTAGCCCGGTATTGTATTTAGCCAAGCCTTTAGTAATGCCTACATAACCTTTAGCAAGATCCTGGGATACTGTGGCTAGATCAACGCCCGATGCGCGGCTAATTGTGATTGCATCGTTTAATAACTTCTGTGATTGAACTAATGATCCCGTAGTGGTCAATAGCCCCTGAAATGCTGGCCTTAAAATGTCATCGGCTATGCCTGCTGATCGTTCAAGATCGGCTATGAATTTGGATATATCTACGTTAGCAAAGCCAATGCCTAGATTATCTACAGCGTTAGATAAACGTGATGCAGCTGCTTCATCTTCAGCAAAGGCTTTTACAGCTTGTTTACCAAAGTTAATTACGGCTCTTGTACCAAAGGCTATACCTAAACCACCAGCTAAAGATTTGACACTTTTCATTAATTTCGCTGTAGCTGTATCTGCCTGCTTAAATGCTTTTTTGCCAGTAAACTCAGCGGCTATATCAATTCTTACTGATGGATCAACGGCCATTAGTTATACCCCACAGCCGTATTAAATTTATCACGGGCAGACTCAATAGCCTTAATAACAGCTGCGTTAGTTTTGCCGCCATCCTCTTTCCATGCGCGAAAGATTGCGCGGCCTTTCATTTTGCGTGATCTACGGCCTGCACCTGTTTGATTGTTAGCATCTACTATGCCGCTGTATTGGTTAATAGCCTGTACGAATATGTAACCTGCTTGTGGGTTATTGCTTTTGCCATACTTTTTATTTGTGCTAGTCATGTAACGATATTCACCAGCACCGGTATCGCGCCGATAAGTAGGAATTACAACTTCACGCATTTTTGCTTGTTCACGGCCATTAACATTTACGCGGCCAGCAGTTTCATATATAGCACCCGATGCGGATGCGTTTTGAATTCTTGCCAATGCTCTAAAACCTTGGCGATTGGGCTTGCTAGGTGTAGTTTTATAACCGACTCCACTTCTAGCAGCTGACCCTTCCCATAATGGAAATTTGCCATTAATAGATTCTTTACCCCATCCGCTTAGCGGTGCTTTGCGTGGGATAAATCCTTTAGCTTTAGTTGCTATCGGTCTAAGCAAATTAGCCATTTCTGTTTGCGTATCTTTAGCTAGATCAGGCGTAAATTTTTTCATGGCTTTACGAAGTTCGATGCCGCCTTTTACCGTTACTGGCATCTTGGATCTCCTTTGCTCGATCTTTCATCGCTTGCAGTAATGCGCTAAACATCCTTGAATCTAACCCGATTAAATCTTTAGGCGGTATTCCCGTTTCCAAACTGATCCGTGCGATCAAGTAAGTAAACGAGTCACGCCTTATGCTTCCGGGTCATCCTCTAACACATCCACCTTTTTTAAGGTCTTTAAGAATTCTGCGCCGAACATTGGCACGGTTTCGCCTGCAGCTCTTAAACACTCCCACGCTAACCAGTAAACATCGGTCTGCTTTTCATCCTCGCGGAAAGCGCGGTGAAAACCTTTCTTTGCATACAGTTCAAACGCGTATTCAATAGATGGTGTTATCTGATGCTCAGATACGTTGCCATCTATTTTAGTAACTTTTAACTTTGCCATCTTTAGCCCCTTTGGTTTTTGTTATGGTGCGGTTGTAATTACGATTGGTGAATTACAAGTAAATGTAATTGATTGTGTAGCGATGTCTGCTACTGCGCCGTTAATATCGGTAGTGTTATTTACCAAGATTGTGGTGCTGTATAGCGGATTAGTAGCTGATACTGCTGCGCTTGTCTGCTTTAGCGTAATTGGTACCGTTGTACCCCATGCAGCCTGCAGTGTTGCGTTTACGTTTGCAGCAGCTGTATCGCTTAGGAAATCTAAAGTAATTGTGCTGGCCTCTAGACCCTTAACGAACTTATGAGCTGTATCGCCCATAGCAGTTACTTCAAGTTCATCAAATACGCGGTTAATTGTTGCGCTTGTAACGTGATCTGATAGAACTACTGAGTTCAGCGTTACTACAACGGTATTGCTCAAATATACGGCCATTTAATTATTCCTCTGTTTTCTCGGTTGCAGGTGCTTTGGGTTTTGTTTCTTTTACTGGTGCTTCTGTGATCTGCCCAATTTTAATTAAAAAGGCAATATCCTCATCTGTGTATGACATGGTTTAACTCCAGCTCGTTAGTATGGATATATTGAATTCGGCGGTTAATAGATCGCCGCTATCAGCATTTAATACACCGGGCGCGCTAACGCTGGTTATATTAAATACAAGATTAGATGCAGCTAATTTTGTATAGGCTGCAACGATAAAATCCTCAATGCCCTGCAGGTTGCCCTGGTTATCGAACATTGGCACAGTTAGCAAAATCTTAAAATTAGCCATTGGTGAAATAGTTATTTGGCTGTTATTGCTAGGTGTTAAGTATGGATCGGCTGGGATCACTACGCAGCTGTTAGCCAGGATGGTTGCAGGTGGGTATGCAAATACCGACCATACGCCGTTATTGGTTAAAGCCGTTGCGATGGTGCTACGCAGGGTTGTAATAGCCGCCGTAGGCATTTATCCCACCATGCTATTCGGTGAGATGTACGGGGCTAGTAAGCCTCTTATTTTGCCTATCATGCTGTTGCCCATGCGGTAAGGGCTAGGGCTAAAGCCATCTAGTCCCACGCCGCCAGTCTGGGATACCTGGCGAGCCTGCCAAATATCAACGGCCAAGATCATCGCAGCTTGGCGAACGCTTGCCGTATTGACGTAGGTAGCAGTCTTTGTATCTGCACCTAGAGCTGAGCCTGATGGCACTACGCGCCTAAAATTTTGATCGGCTGCAGTCTTAGCAAACTGAATAAAACTATAACCCTGTGGTTGCTGGTAATAATTTAGCTGCATATTAAATGCTGGCAATAAATTTGTAGTGCCTGTGCTAAATGGCAACGTGGCAGTAATTGTGTAAGTGCCGTTAAATGTTGAGCCAGCCCCGGCAATAGTCACCGATTCTCCAACGGTAAATAAACCGGGGTTGGCCAACATTACGGTGGCAACGTTGCTTACCAATGCAGTCCCCACGACTGGCGCAGAATCAAACCAAAGGAAACTGTTAATTTGATCCTGTGCAGCTTGGCAACACTCCTCGACCGTACTATCTGAGTAAAGAGAACCGATACCTAAATTGGCACGTAGCTCGGCTACGGTAACGTAACTAGCTGGCATCGGAACTCCTTACTTAGTAGGGGTCGGTGGGCGAAAGGGCTAATCGCCCACCGACTATTAGGGTTATTTCTTAGGTGAAGTTGTAACGGATAATTCCCTTAGGCATCTTGGCGATTGTTGCCATGTAGCCATAGATCGCTACTTGTACCTGTAGGTTGCTTACAACATTTACAGACATATATGCCTGTGGTGACTGGTAAACGGTAAATGCTTCTGGTGCAAGGATAATCGCTGAGTCATCTACTGTTGTAGTAGCTGCAAAGTTCTTATCGACATATAGATCTAGGCCAAGCACGTTACCGCGAATTGAACCAGGTTGAGTCAAGCCGCCTGCGTTCATTGGCTGAGATGCTGAGTAAATTGGGCGACCTGTTGTATCTGATGCACCCATTAGTAGCTGCCATTGTGAACCGTTGGCGATGTAGTTCTGTGCATAATAACCAGTTGCCTCATATACAAGGCGAGCAGATTCTGATGCGTAACCGATAATGCCTGCTGATGTAGCAGCCTGTGCAGTAGTTGCAACAGTACCTGCTGTAACAAGCGCAGCTAAAACTGTTGTATCTAGTGTCTTTAGGTAAGCATTTTGTAGTTGGTTAGTTAGTTCTGCATAGAAATTAGGGTCTGATCTTTCTAACAATTCTATGCTGATGGTATTCATACCGCTGTACTTGTTTACAGTTCCTGATAGGTAAGCAGTTTCCATACCTGTGTTTTGTACTGCGCCTGCCTCAGCTTCGACTGTAACAACAGGTGCTACGCCTGAACCGCCGCCCGCGGAGGTTACAAGTGATGGCACGTTGATCGTCATCCCGCTTGCTGGTAATACGCCCCGTGAACATGCATCGATTGCAGGTGTTCCAAAACGTGTATTGGTTGGGAACTCTGATAGGTACTGTGTTGGATTAAATGCAGGGTTAGTGCTGAAAGAATCATCTGCAGCTGTAACGTAAAGCATTGAATCTTGGTTGCCTAATGCAGCCTTGATTTTATGCTCTGTGTACTTTGCCATAGATGTAATTGGTGTACGGACTGTCTGGCTGTCTAATACGGATGGGCGAATAATTTGGCGAGCTGCTTGAACTGGTGCAGCCTCGACTGGTTTTTCTGCCGGTACATCCGGTGTATCAATAGGGGCTGTAGTCACAGCTGCCTCGCTTTCGGTTTCGGTTTCGGTTTCGATTTCTACGATTGTCGTATTGATCGTTGTTGTTTTTGTGCTGTTACTGGTTGCTGCCTCTAGTGCAGCTTTAGCAGCTGCAATATCAGTAACCGCTGCTGATGAAAAAGCGGCCGACTCCACAAGGCTCACTTCTTTTAAGACTGCAGCGGTAACTAACAGGTATCCCTTCATCGGCTTTGACGCAGTTACATCCACGCCAACGGATAAGCCCGATACAAGGTTCTCCTGAGCAAGTACAAGCGCATCCTGTCCCCGGGTGCTGCCTGAAATTTTAAAAGATGCATAAACGCCATCGGTAGCATCGCTAAAATTCATAGCGCGACCTACTGGCTTTGTGCTGTCATGTTGCATTAGCAATTTGATTTTTGATGCATCTGGAATTGCAATAGATCCGCGTTCAAATACAACTGCGCCAGCGGATGTATAACCGACTTCACCGTATGGCGCGATCTTGCCTGAAATTACACGGCGTTCAGTATCGGCCGCCTCGATGTTATTACTAAACGTTAGGTGCAACATTGACTGTATCTCCTGATCCATTTGGCGTTAATTGTTCCATCTCTTGTGCTTGTGCAACATCGATCAAACCTAGGTTTAACATTTTTTCTATTGAATCTAGTCGCGCCATAGTATCTGCGCGTAAGAAAGTTTCATCGATCGCAAAGCGCACACGATTACCATGCGCGGTTATGTCATCCATGCTTAAACGATTTTCAATCGCGCTAATAAATGGCTGTAATGAATAAGCCACAAATTCTTTACGGCCATCTAAAATATTTTGATAGGTCATGCTGTTATTCATATCTGCACTTATGTAATAGGCAGGCACGTTCATTAATCTACTAATTTCCGTACTTAAATACTGAGACGATTCATTGTAGGTCATGTCCTTAGGTGAGAAACCTAAATTTTGCGCCTCTAAAGTGCTAGTAAGATATGCGGTACTGCGATTAGTACGCGCTGATTTCCACGCAGCTAGTAAGCCTTGGATCTGTGCTTCTGGTAGATCAGCACCGGTATTTTTTAAGATCGTGGTTGCCATTGGCGTAGCTGCTGCAACAGCTGCAGCCTTTTGAATATCTAGCGCAGCTTGAATAGTGCGGCCGCCAGTTTGTAATACGCCAGGTAGTAGCGATTGAAATGTAACTAGCGAACCAATACCACCCATAGGTACGCGAACGCCATTTACTGAGTAATACTCAACCTCATCGCCGTATTGGTTTGTAGTTACTGTAACGCGAGTATTTGGGATAAATTCAAAACCTGATGGGCGGCCATCGTCTGCGTAAAGTGATGTAACGCGCCAATAACCAACGCCGTAAAATAGTAAAGCATCTACTGTGTAGGCCAAGGTAACGCTAAGCGGCTGGCGTATATCTGGTTGCTCTAGCCATACCGGGCTTTCTAATTTTTTACCTGTAGATTTTTTGTATAGGCCTAGTTCAATGCTAGATATAACGCCTGCAATTAAGTTACGGCAACGGCTAACGCTAGGTACTTGCAACGCAATATTACGATCAAGCGATACGCCATAACCATAATTAGATAGGCCGCTGTTATAGCTGTACATGCCAGCCCCGTAGGTACTGTCCATAATGGCAGGGGCATATTGCGCCGTTACTTCGGCCTTACCCTTAAACCCTAGCGTTTCCAGTAATCCCATAAGGGCGATTTTCTCAAATTGTCAAGCATATTACCGATTGTGTTCGGCGTGTCGCTAGGCGTATATCTTGGCTTCCTGCATTGGCTTAGATAGGTGCATAACCAGCATGGCTGCGCTAATCGGCGCGGCTACGCTGCCGCTGGATCGCTTGCGGATAATTCTCCAGGCCTGATCGTTGGATTTTGCGGCTACGTTATCCATGGACTCATTTAAAAATTCTTGATTACCGTGAACTACGCGCTTATTGTCTATGTAATCTTTAAAAGTCGAACAAGCTGTATAGAACTGCGAACCTGAGCAATCCTCCACCTTTATGCCTGATACATGTAAACGGTCGGCAATAGCCTGCCCGGTATATTTGTCGAACAGCACTTGCTTAGGCATCCACTCATCGCAGTAAGTTTTTATATCTACAGCAATTTTTAGCTCATCAATAGCGCGATCTGACTCCCACGTCTTAACTAAGCTAATACCTATGCGGCCATCGGGCAATATAGCCCCAGCCATTAAAGCTGCGTGGCGTTTAGAGTGCGGCTCAATGTCAAAGGCAAACATTGAATACATGCCAGGTGACAGGATTAGCTCAGGATCAGCACACTCCTCCCAGCTGCCAGGTGTCCAAGGCGATAGATCCGTGCCCACCCACTTGCATAAGTTTTCGGTCATTACCGCGCTGTAATCAGAGGTAGCGACTATCTCCTCCATGGCCGCTTCCGTAATTAGTAAACCTAATGACGGGTTAGCCATCGCCCAGGCTGATCGATCCCAAATATCACAGCCATCGTGCGCGCTGTACTCGTAATAGCCCACCGATTTAGGCGGCTTGTTTAGCGATCTTTCGCGCATGTCATTTAGTACATGGCTATCCTTAAAGCCAGCGTTTGACGTGTAAAATCGCTGCGAATTAGGACGCGTTAAGGTCGTACTCTTTACAGCATCTAATGCCTCTGTACCCACATGGCGCAGCTCATCGATCCAAACCACATCGGCGGTTAAACCGCGGCTAGAGTCTGCAGTCGCAGCTACTACGCGAACTTCCGCGCCCGATTCTAGGATGATTCGGTTATTGCCGTTAGTGCGCTTGTAAGCCTTCTCGATATTGCCGCCTTTTACGTCGCGGCGTAGAAACTCGTTACGGTCAATAATGCCTGCCATGATCTCCAGCGACTTAGATGCCATAAGCATCTGCGAACTCATAATAAGAATATTCATCTCGCCAAAATAAAACAGCCCAGCTAGTACGCGCATGCGCAGAACGTGGCTTTTACCGGACTGGCGGCTGCAAACTAACAAGCTAGATTTTTTTACGAACTGATCGTTTTCATCTACGGCGCACATATCGCGCAGGATCACGATCTGCCACTCTAGTAAAGGCTGGCCAATACGTTCGGCAAGTTCAATAATGGCATCTACCTTAGATTCGCCTTCGACCCATGGCGTATGCAGGCGAGGCATCACAGCCCCTGTAAGGGCTGGTTTATTTTCTACCAGTTCTAGTGTCATTTTCTAGAGATTACCAGTCATTGGGCCTTTGTGAACCGTTTCTACCATGTTCGGGGATAAACAGGACGAAAAGGCAGGTGGGGTAGCCGTCTGTGCTAAAAAAACAGCCTGGTTACGAGAACCACGCTTGCTATTGCATCTAGAGCAGCAGGCAACCATATTGTTAGGATCATAGGCTTCTGCCTCAGTTGATCGAGATACTGGGATTATATGATCGACTGTATGAGCTGGTTGGTTGCAGTAGTAACAGGTGTACTGATCCCTAGCCAGGACTGTAAGCCTGATCGCCTTGTACTTACGTTGACTGCGTGGATCGCCTCGCTTAGCCATTAGTAATGACCAGTCTTTAGATGATGAGCCAATGCCTTACATGGTGTGCCATAACGTTTAGCAATATAGATAAGTCCGGCATCTATTTGCTTATAAGGGTCTTTAGTCTTTAGCTTTAACAGCTGTGGTATTCCATATGCTGTACTGTGTTTGTTATCAGCTAATGGATTCCACTTAGACTCTAAGTACCAAAGCTTCTCTAAGCATAGGTATTGCCTACTGTTAGTTAGTTTGATATGAGAATATAATTTATATTTTTCTTTCTCTATATCATTATTATTTATAGCATAAGCATTATTATTAAATGCTGTTACAAGAATAGATGGTAGCACATACCACCAAATCCATTTCAATTTACGCGGGCTGTTGGGCGTGTCGCTACTCATCGCACTCATGCTTTTCATCTGGATTAAAGCTGCAGAAATAGCAGCCTGCGTTTTGTCCACAGGTTATGCACAGATACTTAAACTGTATAGAGTCACAGCATGCGTTATACACAGCGTTATCCGCAACTGTGTAAAACTCCTGGCCTAATCGTTTAGACATATATGCAACCCGTCAGCTACAACAAGCATGGTTTTGCATGGGTATTCCCAGCCATCACAATGCTTACAATTTGTGCCATACGACCCATCAGGTAGCGTAATCTCTTGCGGCGTGTGTAACTCGGCTACTAACCTCAGCGATTTAATAATGTTTACTAACTGATCGTGATATTTAGACATCTTTACCCCATCCACTTCCCTTAAATATGATACCTGGCGCGCTAAACACGCGATTCATTGGGTAGCTGCAGCACAATGGTGCGCTGTCGCCGTGTGTACTTATCGGGTGATTCATCTCAAGTTCTACGCCGCATTGATCGCAGCGATACAAGTAACTAGGCATTTTGCACCGAATTAGGCATAACTGTGTAAGCACTCATGCAGTTTTCACATTTGATTATGATGATAGGAATAATGCCATTGACCAGGTGAACCGACAGGCTCATCTCTTTGTAGTCCTCGCAGTTACAGCTGATTCTTAGCTCGTTAGTCATTTAGCATGTCCTCATCCTTAGCGCGTTCACTATTGAGTAGCATCTCTATGCCCATAACGCCACAGCCTAAGCATTGAACGCAAACTACGTTAGGCGGCAAGTTAATAAATTCATCTACGATCTTATGCGTTTGCATGCCAGGGCCAATCTTGGCGCAAACCCTGCAATTAAGCCTCAGTAATGCCATATACAGACTTTCTTAATGCATCCATCTCGAATAACTCACGTTGAGATACCCAGTAATTGCCATCAGCTGCGTTGTAATACTTGGCCTTTTTAGCCCACAGCACGGGCATCCAGCCAATGATCTGATATACCGGACTCTTATTACAGACAAGGATTGCTACATCGCTAAGCCTTGGGTAATCCTTATGTATGATTAAATGGCCGTTAATGTATTTAGTCCATTTAACCTCAAACCCTAAATTGCCTAGCTGTATGTCCGGTGCATCGTGAAACGTGTTTACAGTAGGTATAAAGTTACGAATACCCATGTACTGCGCGACTGCGATCTCTGCGCCAGCGGCTTCACTATGCTCGGCAACGAACTCATGAAAGTTTATCTTTGTGTTATATCGCCCAGCATGATCTGGCGTATTAGCCTTCTCGCCTGTACTACGGGCAAACCCACTAGCTGCTGCCTGTAACTCCTGCGATCGATCTAAGATCACCTGGACTATCTGAGCCATCTCGGTTATAGCCATATTGGTTTGCATTGATCGCCCCGTGATTTACTGCTACAGGTATAGCCCCGGTATTTCTTTTGTGTAGTCGCACTTACGCCTTCTTTGTAAACCATACGCCCGTGTGAGCAGATAGGCGCAGCATCTACGATCTCGCCGCCTAATTGCGCTTTAATGTCTGCGATGCTTTCCGCAGCTGGGCGCACACTTCCCACGCCATCAACCTTTACTGCAGGTGTAGCAGTAGCCCATAGATCAACCTCTACTGCAGGCTGAGCCGCTAAGCGTTCGACCTTCTCCATATCCTGCCGTGTAGGCCGTGCATCACTTGGCATTAGTAAGCCGATGGCTCGACCGATTGCGCTAGTGCTGCAATTCTCGATCCAAAAGTCCCTGTTTACGCCTCTATCAGTACGCAGCTCGTATGCATAATCCACAGCCGCCGGTACTACATCCTCATGCTCACGGAATACGCTGGCACGAATAATGACGTAGCCGTCTTTGACGTTCAACTCAACGATCTCAGTAATGATCCTGCCTGAGATATGGGTTTCTCTAAACCGCTTAATGCGGCTATTTACATCCTCATAGTTATTTAGGTCAAAGGCCATTACTTGACCACACGATCACTAGCTACACGCATACCAGCTGCGCGGCCACGATTGTAGCCATCCTTTACGCCTTCTTTGTAGCCAATCGACCAACCTACTAAAAACCATGCAACGCTAACCAATAAAACTAATACTGCTACTTTTTCTATATCCATTTACTTCGCCCTTGTTTGGGTTAAGCCGTGCTACACCGAATTAGGTAGCCCTGCCTAACGTGTAAATAAAGGGTAAAGCCTGGGTATGACAGCGGTCAATAACCGACACGCCCTAACGCTGTAGCAACATCTCGTAAATGCTATCGACCTTGGCCTCTATGCGATCGACTCGACCGCGTAAGTTATGGCCGCCGTTATTGTCCATGCGTAATTCGCTTAGGTAGTACTTGACTAGATGGCGAACCAGCCCAGCCGCAAACCCCATAAGTGTGCAGATACCTATGGCTATTGCTAATAGCGACTGGGCGGCTGTCATTACTTTACGCCGAAAGTAGGATCGCTAGGGTTCATGGCTCGCAATAATGGCCCGAGCAGTCCTGCTATGAACGCGTTGCCTAGTGTCTTGTAATCTGTAATGCCGGACATGTAAAGCGCAGCTGCGCAGCTAAACGCAGCGCGTAGGTATGACAGGCCAGCGGCCTTAGCTTGTTCTTTCATGGTCTTACTCCTAAATGCCCTTAATTGACTTGTGTCAATACTGCAACGGTAATAGTACCGCTGGCAGTAATAGCGTATAACGGTTCGTTATCTCCTACAGGTATTTGTAATTTGTCTGCGTTATCCATCTTGTATCCGTTAGATGTAGTAACACTTGCGTTACCTAAATAAACCGCACCGCCGCCAAGGTTATGCAGCTGTACTGTTTGATCCATAATATTGGCAGCTACTAAAAGCGTGGCTGTAGTTCCTACTGTAATTTGTGCGCTAGTCGGCATAACTTAGTCCTAACTTCTCTATTAGTTTGGCAGCCTTTACGGGATCTATTCCCACCTCAAAATGCATCTCATCTTTGCGTGTCCATGTACCGCCCCAATTTAGGCCGTACTTGCGAGTCAATGCCAAGATCATTGGCACTTTCTCAGCTGGGAAAGTGCCAGCCTTGCCTAGCGGATGCTTAGTCGCGTTTAGGTCTATAGCTGTGCCGCTGCTGTGATTGCTTAACTTGCCCGGTACGCCTCTAACATCTCTGTAGCAGTAGCCCCAATCATCTAGCGCACCGCCATCGATCGGCTCGATCAATTCATTAAACTGCTCTGCAAAGGCAACCAGTAAAGGCGCAGCAAAATACGCACAGCGCAGCTTTACCTTGCTGCCGTCAATCGCGTAAGAATTGATACGGATCGACTCAACATCCTTAGATGCTGGCCAGCCGTTATAACTTATTGCACTCATGCCAGCAGTAGGGCTGCTTCATCGGCTGTAATGCCTAGCTTAGTTAGTAGCGCAGCTTTAGCAGCGGCTTTAGCTTTAGCATCATCGGATTGCTTTTTATTCTTAGCCTGATCTATTGCATATTGCGCGTACTCAGCTTCATTAAATTCGCGTTTAACATCGCCATCTTGTATAAATAATTTTTCCATTTCAGTACTCATCCTTAGCTGTTAGAGAAACCATAGACATTATAAAATCCTGTAATTGTGCCGGTGCTAGGGAATATCGTTGCAGCATCAAATTGCGCAGATGTTCTAGCATTACCGTAAGCATTAGCCGTAGCACCTAAACTAGATTCAGTACCTAAGCCTTGTGTAGAAACGTAAGTATTGGCTGTAGTTTGTGGGCTGAACAAGGTGATTGATCCGCGATATGGCGTACCTGTTGTCATCGAACTAATATAAATACGATCTGCGCTAGTGCCGCCAAAAGTATAGGTAGTTGAGTTAGTTTTACCGCCATTTACCGCGTAATCGTAAACGCCTGTAGTTAAATCTGTACCGCTAGTACGGCCTCGTAAACCTAAATCATTAGCAGCACTACAGGCTGTAATTGTAAATTGAATAAAATAGTTTGTGTAGGCAGTTGTAAAGGTACTTGTTGCAAGGCTTACGGCCGATGACGTAGTAAACGTACCGCTGTTAATAAAAGCCAAGCCAGGCGTACCACCTACTCCAACCCATGCACTACCGCTGTAATACTCAACTTTGTCGGTATCTTTTAGGTAGGACATATTGCCTTCCTGTGGGCTAGTTACTGCAGATGTACGAGCAGCCGCACTAGCAAATACCCACACGCCTTGCATCAAATAGCCATTAACATCTGAGGCGGTTAGCACATCCCCCGTAACGAACGTTTTTAGTCCGAGTCCAGCAGCCATTTTCTATCTCCTTAGTAACTTAATACAGACGTATCAAGTACGCCATATAGGTTTGAGTTTAATATAAACCCGTCAATAACAGGCTCAAGTGTAGTAAAGGTCGTACGCCATTTATTAGGGGTAACTGTATGAGCCACGCCAAATACTTGTAAGGTCTTAGTAAGGGTCGATGCACCGGGCTGGTTTGTCGTGATAGTTACAGGATCAAAGAAATCTAGGTCTAGGGCTGCAATTATGCCTGTGTTGTAATTGTCGGTGTATAGGTCTAGCTCGATGGCATCGCATCTAACGCTAGTTTCCGCACGGCTGGCAACGTACGCACGGGCATAGTCCAATGCCTCTGCATCGGTCTGCATTAATAAGTCTTGCTGGTTGTAAGTATGGGCAAAATATTTGGCAACGCTAGCTGCGTTAGTTGCGTTTTGAACTGTGCCGCCTGTCCTAGTGATATTGGCCTGATTAAATACAAGTGTGTCATCTGTGCGCCATATTGCATTGGCATAGCCAATATCTGTCCCATTATCG